AGCTTCTTAAGATAAAAGCTACATCGTTGGAAAACACCATCCACACTACAGGATCTCTTGCACTCTACTCAAAACTAGTATATAAATTAATCACTATACATTTAATAAATGATGAATGCTGACGCGTATAGTCGACAACCCTAGGGACAGTATTCAAATATCTAGGAGGATATTAATATGGCAAATACAACATTGACAGGACCAGTAAGATCGGAAAATGGTTTTGAAGTAATTGATAAAAGTACAGTAACAGGTGCTGTTACATCTACGATGAGTCTTAAAGAGTTCACTGCAACTATTACAGTTGCTAATGGTGCAACTACTGGAAAAGAAACATCGATTCAAATCCCTACAAACTTTATTCCATTAGGAATTGGTGTTGTAGTAACTACAGCTGCAGTTAACGCTGTTAACTTAGTTGACATTGGAACAGATGCTGACACAGACGGTTATGTTGACGGAGCTTCTTTAGCTCTTAATACAACTGGTTGGAAAGGTTTCTTAGGTTGCAATGGTGTACTTGGTATGTCTGGTTTTGCACCAGGTGTAGCAGGATTAACTGGAGACGAAGTTGAATTAGTTGTTTCTGGAGATCCAGGTGGAGATACTGTAATCGTTCTAAAAATATTTGGAATTGATTCAACATCTGATACACAATAATAAATAATTAGTGTGGGGCTTAGGCCCCACATATTAATTTTAAGGAGAAAAAATATGGCATCATCAGACCAACAGTTTTCCACAAGAACTTCTGACGGTAGATTTGGTAGAGGAACAAACGCATCAGATAATTTTATTGGACCAGCTAGAATAACTTATATTCAAGTTGAAGGCGTAGCTAACAGTAATATCAAACTATATGATGGAACAGATGCAACTGGGGCTTTAGTATTCGAAGGTAATTGCGGAACTGAAGGACTAGACATTTATGTTCCAGGAAATGGTATCAGATGTAGAACTGGAATATATTTAGATTTAACTAATACTACTTCGGTTACTATCGGATATACTGGCTAGGAGGCTAAATGGCTAACACTACCTCTGAAACTACAACGTTCGACAAAACGTTTTCTATTGACGAGATAATACAAGATGCTTTTGAACGTATTGGCCTACAAGCTGTTTCAGGAAATCAATTAAGATCAGCAAGAAGATCTCTTAATATTCTATTTCAAGAATGGGGCAACAGAGGTATTCATTATTGGGAAATAGGTGAACTTGATCTTGATTTAATTCAAGGACAAGCTGAATATAAATTTTTTAGATCAGCTGCAGATGGTACAAGTGCTACTTCTAATCCAAACGGTATTTATGGAATGTCCGATGTCCTTGAAGCACAATTAAGAGCTAATAGAACTCAGACTACTCAATCAGATAGTCCTATGACTAAAGTTGATAGATCAACTTATGCAGGTTTTTCAAATAAACTTTCACAAGGAACACCTAATCAATATTGGGTTCAAAGATTTATTGATTATGTAAGTGTTAGTATTTACCCTACACCTGATTCAACAAATGCATCTAAAGACATGCATTTTTATTATATTAAAAGAATTCAAGATGTTGGAGATTATACAAATGCAACAGATATTCCATTTAGATTTGTACCTTGTATGACTTCAGGTCTATCTTTTTATTTAGCACAAAAATATCAACCACAATTAGTTCAACAAATGAAATTATATTATGAGGATGAATTATCTAGAGCACTTGCAGAAGATGGTTCAGCTTCAAGTACATTTATTACACCAAAAGCTTATTACCCAGGAACTTAATGTCTAAGTACGCAACAGGAAAACATTCAAAAGCTATTTCAGATAGATCAGGATTAGAATTTCCATACAGAGAAATGGTTAGAGAATGGAATGGTTCATTTGTTCATTACACAGAGTATGAACCTAAACAACCACAACTTGAACCAAAACCTGTAGGAGGAGACGGTATCGCATTATTACAGGTGAGACCAGATAGAACAGAACCTATTACAACTGTAATGATTTCTAATAATGGTTTTGAAACTTATGCTGCAGGATCAGGAATTATAAATGTGTTTTCACCTGGACACGGTTTAACAAATGGAACGACTTATTTATTCAGAGGTCCACCAACAATTTCACCTGGAACTGGAACAGAGTCTAATCCTGTTTTTGCTTATGCAACTATTCCTAACTTTGATGGAATAACTGGTGCACAAATAGGACAGGGTTCAGGGTATGCTATTACAACAGGGAAATATAAAAATGATTTAAGAGATACAACAGATTATTCAGTAACTAATTTTTTCTATTTTACAGTTAACGCGGATACTGCTACAACAGGTAATATAAAAGGAGGGGGCTACGGTTGTTCCGTTGGTCCTATAACAATACAAGCATGATAAATAAAATTTGGAATTGGATAAAAAATATTTTTAAACCTGAAAAACAGGACCCTCATCTTGAGATGTATGAAGAAACTGCAAAACAAAAAAAGATACGTTTAAAGCATAAAGGGGATATTAAATAATGGCTGGATTTACATACGCAACATTAACAACAGCGATTCAAAATTATACTGAAACGGATACAAACGTTTTAACTTCTACTATTACAGATCAGTTTATTGAAAACTCTGAACTTAGAATTTTAAGAGATGTACCAATTGATGCGTATAAAAAACAATCCACTGGTAATTTAGTTACAGGACAAAATACAATCAACGTACCTGCTCAAACTTTATTTGTAAAAGGTGTACAAGTTTATGATTCAACATCAGCTTCTACAGGTGCAAATACTTGGTTAGAGAAAAAAGACGAAACATATTTACAAGAATTTGAACCTTCAACAGAATCAGCAGCTAGAGCAAAACCAAAATACTACGCTATGTTTGGTGGAGCAACAGGTGTAAGTGATACAACTTCAGGAAGATTATTTTTATCTCCTGCACCAGACAGCACTTATGTATTTAAGATACATTATGAAGCTATTCCAACTGGACTATCTGGCTCAAATACTACAACTTATATAAGTCAATATTTTGGAAATGGATTGTTATATGCTTGTTTAGTAGAAGCATTTTCTTATCTAAAAGGTCCAATAGACATGTTGACATTATACGAAAATAAATATAAACAAGAGACACAGAAGTTTGCTGCAGAGCAACTTGGTAGACGTAAAAGAGACGATTATACAGACGGTACAGTTCGTATACAAGTTCCTTCACCGACACCTTAATAGGAGATAAATTATGGCAATAACATCGGCAATATGTTCAAGTTTTAAACAAGAACTTTTACAAGGTAAACACGACTTTCAAGCTTCAGGGTCTGGTGGTCATACTTTTAAAATAGCTTTATTTACAAGTTCAGCATCTTTAGGTGCAGCAACAACTGACTATTCAACTTCAAACGAAATTTCAAATACATCTGGATCAGCATACTCTGCTGGTGGTAAAGCATTAACAAACACAGGAGTTGGTTTAACTTCAACAACTGCGTTTACAGATTTTTCTGATATCTCATGGACATCAGCTTCATTCACTGCAAATGGTGCAATGATTTATAACACAACAACAGATGGTGGTTCAAACACAACTGACTCTGTTTGTATTATCGCTTTTGGTTCTGATAAAACTGCAACTAACGGAACTTTTGAAATACAGTTTCCTGCAAACGATTCATCGAACGCAATCATAAGATTAGCATAGGAGTAGCCCATGTCTGGATGGGGACGATTCACCTGGGGCCAAGCCGAGTGGGGTGAGGACGAATTATTAGCTACAGGTTGGGGTGCAAAAGCCTGGGGCGCTGGAGAGTGGGGAGATCTTTCAGGTGAAATAGTTCAGCCTACTGGTTTATCAATTACATCTACATTAAACGATTCAGTAACTATTTCAGGAAATGCAGTAGTTGCAATTTCTGGTCAACAAATTTCATCTATACTCGGAACAATTTCAAATGTTGTAAGTGTAACTGTTGACCCTAATGGTTTAGAAATGAATGACTTGCAAGGTACAGCTCAAGCAAGCATTGATGTTACACCATCTATTACAGGTTTATCAACTACAGCTTCTATTGGTGTTATAGATCCTAAAGATCAAGTTATTGGAGCACCTACACTTACAGTTACATCACAACAAGGAACTGCATTTGCACCTAATGAAGATGTATCGGTTACAGGTCAATCAATTACATCAACACTTGGAAACCCTGTAACAGTTAATTCTGTTGTTATTATTCCTGCAGGATTTGAAATGTCAACTGCTCAAGGATCCGTGGTTGTTCCTAACGATGCAGTAGCGCCAACTGGATTAGAGATAGCATCTTCAATAGGTTTCGTGATTGGTGCTGGATCAGTAAGTGTTCCTGTTACAGGTATATCTATTAGTTCTGAACAAGGAACTATTGTAGATATTCCTGATCAAATAATGGGATTAACAGGAGTTTCATTTAGTGCTGCTATTGGTAGCGTAGATCCTAAAGATCAAGTTGTAGGATTAACAGGTTTGTCTATGACAGCAACTGTTGGAGAACCATTTATTATACATTATCAAGATGTTGACACTGGTTCAAATACATCATATAGTGCGCTTTCAACTGGATCTAATAGTAATTATTCCAATGTTGCAACTGGATCAAATACAAGTTATAGTGACGCTGCATAGGAGATAAAATTTATGGCATCAACATATACACCTCTCGGTATAGAAAAAATGGCTACTGGCGAAAACGCTGGTACATGGGGAACAAAAACAAACGCTAACCTAGATCTTATTGAACAAGTAACAGGTGGTTATAAAAGTCTATCTATTGCAGGTGGAGCACAAACAACAGCTTTAACTATTGCTGATGGTGCACTAACTGGGACAGCTCAAGCTAGAATGATTGAATTCACAGGTTCAATTACAGGAAATCAAGTTGTAACAATTCCTCTAGACGTAGAAAACTTTTACATTTTAAAAAATTCAACATCAGGTTCATACACAGTACAGTTTAAATACGTATCAGGATCTGGTAGCACTTTTACTTTTGCAGCAACAAATAAAAAAACAGCCATCGTTCAAGCAACTGCAAACGATGGGACTAATCCAGATATCATAGAAGTTCAAACAGGTGGAGATGTTGTTGATGATACATCACCTCAACTTGGTGGTAATTTAGATACAAATAGTTTTAATATAATATTTGATGATGCTCATGGTATTACAGATGAAAATTCAAACGAACAATTATTCTTTACTACTACAGGTTCAGCAGTAAACTATTTAAATGTAACAAACGCAGCAGCAAGTGGCGATCCAAAATTATCTGCTTTAGGTGGAGATACAAATATTGATTTAGCAATATCACCAAAAGGAAGCGGTGAAGTTGTTGTTGGTACAGGTTCAGCTGCGGCTACAATCACATCAAGTGGCGCACACGATTTAACTTTAGACACAAATTCAGGAACTAACTCAGGTGTTATTTCTATTGTAGATGGTGCAAATGGTAACATTACTATTACACCAAATGGTTCAGGAAACATTGTTCTTGATGGATTAACTTTTCCAAATGCTGATGGATCAGCAGACACATTCTTAAAAACAAACGGATCAGGTACTTTATCTTTTGCAGAAGTATCAGGTGGTACTTCATGGCAAGCAGTAAAAACTTCTACTTTCACAGCAGTAGCTGGCGAAGGTTATTTTGTAAATACTACAAGTGGTGTTGTAACTATGAATTTACCAGCAGGTACATTAGGTAATGAAATATCATTCGTTGATTACGCAGGTACATTTGATTCTAACACATTTACAATCGCAGCAAATGGTTCAGAAAAGATAAATGGTTCAACAGCAGATTTAACAGTTTCAGTAGAAAGGGCAGCTAATACTTTAGTTTATACAGATGGAACTCAAGGTTGGTTGTTAAAGAATAAATAATCATGGCTACATATAAGGAGAAAGTTGGGACAGCGGTTGTCAACTACGCTGGGGACTACCCAGGAGCCGTGGAAGGTGAGCTATGGTACGATAGCACTAACAAAGATTTCAAATATCAATATGCAAACACAGTTTTACAAGGTTCATGGGCAACTGGTGGAAGTATGAATACAGCTAGATTTAATATAGGAGGAACAGGAACTCAAACATCAGCTTTAGCTTTTGGAGGAGATGCAAATCCTCCTCGTACAGGTGCTACAGAATCTTATGATGGAGCAAGTTGGACTGAAGTGAATGACTTAAATACAGCTAGAAATAGTTTAGCAGGTGGAGGTACTCAAACATCTTCATTAGCTTTTGGTGGACAAATAGCACCAGGAGCAACAGCAGTAACTGAAAGTTGGAATGGAAGTAATTGGACAGAAGTCAATGACTTGAATACTGCTAGATATTCTTTAGCAGGAGCAGGTACGGATAATACTTCAGATTTAGCTTTTGGAGGTTACACAGGAACTGCAAGAACAGGAGCAACAGAATCTTGGAATGGTACAAACTGGACAGAAGTCAATGATTTAAATACTGCTAGAAATAGCGTTGCTGGAACAGGGATAGTGACAGCAGCATTAGCATTTGGTGGAAGTACTCCACCTGAAGCAAATACTGGTGCAACAGAATCTTGGAATGGTACAAACTGGACAGAAGTCAATGATTTAAACACTGCAAGACGAGATCTCGCTGGTACAGGTTCTTATACTTCTGCGTTAGCATTTAGTGGTGAAATTCCAGGAGACGTATTCGTAACAAGCACAGAAGAATGGAATGGTACTAATTGGACACAAGTAAATGTTTTATCTACAGGTAGAAGGTCTTTAGGAGGAGCAGGGACAACATCATCAGCTTTAGCTTTTGGTGGAAGAAT